ATTCGATCCGACAAATTCTGGAACTGGTGCAAAATTAAGAGCAGTTTCGACTGATGGTAAAATTACGAAAGTAATTATTGAAAATTCTGGTAGAGGATACTCTAACAACAGTAGAATAGAAATATCTAATAGTGGTAGTGGTGTTCTGTTTGATTCTAATGTCAGATCTTTAAGTATTAATAATGTAAACAAGATAGAAGAAAAGCAATATGAAGTTTTTAGTGAAAATAAATTCAAAAATGGTTTAGATTATTCTGTTTCAGGATATTATGACAATTTAAGAGCGATATTTGGTGATGATGGAAGTAAAAATTCCGGAATTATTGGGTGGGCAAATGATGGCAATCCAATTTATGGTCCATTTGGACCTTCAGATCCAAAAGTATTGTCTTCAACCACAAAGAGATTGATATCTGGATATGATCTGAGCATATCTAATATATCCGACAGACCTTCAGAAACAAAATTCCCCTTAGGATTTTTCACTCAAGATTATGTGTTTAATGGAAATGGGGATCTAGATGAAAATAATGGAAGATTTGCTAAAACTGCAGATTTTCCTGATGGAATTTATGCATATCATGCAACATTGGATGTTTTCTTAAAACCATATTTCCCATATTTTATTGGTAATTCATATAGAACAAATCTCTTAGAGGAAAATAATACATTAAATCAAGATTTTGATCTCAATAATTCTGGATTATTAAGGAATACTTTCCCGCATAAAGTTTCAGAATTAAATGCAAATAATGATTATATTATAGAAACAAATGAAATTGCTGATCAGAGAATAAAAGTAGAATCTGTAACTGGTGGCAATATTTCTTCTATAGAGATAATAGATGGCGGACAAAAATATCAGGTTAAAGATGCCTTAGTATTTGATGAAACAAATACAAACGCTGGTGGAGCGAAAGCGGAAGTATCTCTCATTGAAGGAAAAGAAATTCAATCTATTCAGCAAAGTATAACTTCTTTCCCACAAGCAAAACTTATTTGGGAAGATTCCAACAATATTAGAGTATTTACTGATACTCCACATGGACTTTCTTCTGGA